GCCGCCCTCAACGGACAGGGACACGTCGACGCCGCGGGCAAGGGGAATGCCGCCGGAATAGGTTACGACGCCATTTGCCGCCGCGTAGAGCGCCACAAACGGCATGGAATACCCGGTGATTACTTTTCCATTTGCCATTAAAAACTCCTCCTCAAATGCAAGAGCCGCCCTGCGGCGGCTCATTTCACAATTTTCTCGATTCCTTCTTCTATGACCTTCTGCATGGCTGCCTCAGCTTCTTTTTTTGTCTTGTTAACCGCCCGGCTGATGAAGGCATTTCGTTTCATGACGGTGCTGCCGGATTCGATGGATCTGGCAATCATTGCGTTTGGCTTCCCTTTTGGGTATTTCTTGGTTTTGTCTGTGTTATACCCGTCCATGCCGACTTTGACATTGATATAACCGCCGTCGTTCTTTTTGGTGGCAATACCCAGCCCATCCAGCAGCCCGTCCTTTTCCACTTGCGTGGGATCTCTCGGTGTCGCTACACGTTTGCTCTCTGCCGTCGGTAACGCTTCGATTTCTGCCCGCACCTGATCTGTCACGATTTTGGCGCCTTTGAAGATTGCTTGGCCTACCAGCCCCGGCGCAGCAAATTCCAGATTGCCCAGCTGGGAAACATAATTGTCAATGCCGGTTCCCACTTGAAATTTCGCCATTACACCACGCTCCAAGTCCATTCATAATGGATCAGGTCTGTGTCGTCCTCATACTGCACCGATTCCAGCCGCCAGCCAAACGGGAAATCAAAACCGTTCAGGATTTCCTGAATCCGGTCAAGGATCGGGTCATATTCCGTCTGGGTGTAATAGGATACAAACCCGGTAATGACCTGCTCCCGTTTCCGATTATCCGCGGCGAAGGAATCCCCCTCGCTGTCCTCGGCCCATGCGCCGAAAGGCGGCGTGAGCTGCGGCCGGTAATAATGGTACATGTTCGGGATGACTGCCAGCGCGTCCCCGATCCGTTTAAGCTTCTGCTGCAACGTCATAATTCCGCTCCAATCTCTGCAGCGTCAGATCCGTCACTTTCAGGCCGTCGTCATCCAGCAGCTGCTGCACGTTTGTGATCCGATACTGGCCGTCATTTTCCGACATGGACAAGACCGCATACATGCCGATCCGGACCTGGTTGTTGCGCCAGATCCGGATCAACAGATCGATCTGTTCATTCACGCCGGCCGCTGCGTAATATCGGTTATAGCCAACCGTGCGCTCGCCGAAATAGGCCGCCGTCACGGTTTGCAGCTGCTCCTTGGGCATCTGGCCCGCCGCTGCTGTGTTTTGCAGCGTGCAGATGGTCACCGTCCCCGCGTCAAACATCGCCCGCCTCCTTGACCTTCTGCGCAAACAGACGGTTGTTCAGTGCGTAGCGCAGCATGCGCGGCATGGCCGGCGTATCGTCGGCCCGTTTGCGGTAGAGGTAGGCCGCGTACATGACCACCAGATTTCCGTCCTCGATGGTGTCTGTCAATGAAATGCCCTCCCGTGTGATCATCTGCTCCGCGGCCTGCAGCAGGTTCTGCAGATATTCATCATGGGCCGTGTTTGCGTCGATGAGCTCCAGGTTCGCTTTGAGCAGCGTCAATTTGGTTGCGTCTGTCACGGCTTATCCCACCTTTACTTCTTGGATTTGGTTGCTTTCTTCTGTGCCGCCTTGATCAGGGGCACTTTCTGTCGGTTTTTGTTCCCGACCAGCTCCGCGATCCGCGCCGGCGACGGAGAGACGCCCGCTCTTGGGTAGGTGTCTCCGACCTCATACACGTGGTTGCCGTCCTGCAGATCACTGAACCGCTTAATCACAGTGTAATCCATCACGCGCCCTCGTTGGCAGTGTCCGCCGCAAATGTCATAGCTGCGGTAGGCGTTGCGCCGTTGATGCCGATAGCGACAAAGCCCTCGGCAATGGCAGGCGTGCCGTCGTACCGGGCAGTCCCCTTGAACACGGTCTGATCCTGCAGGAAGCGCACGTGCTCAGAGGTGGCGAATTTCTGACCGGCCCGCTCTGCCAGCAGGTACAGATCGAAATAGCCGCCGATGATCACGTTGTCGGGCACGAAGTCCAGCACCTCGATGATGCCGCCGATGACGGGCATGGTATCAGACACGCCGGCCACGATTCGGCCACTGGCGTCAACAGACACAGTCGCTGCCATCAGCGCGGTATAGGTGGCCTCGTTCATTGCGAACACCTTTTCGCCGCGGCTGTACTTTCCCTTGGCGGCGCCGAAGTCGCCGACAATCGCGGCAATAAGGTCAGCACCCTTAACCGTGCTTGCGATGCTCTTAATGTTGGTGGTGTGCAGGTCCGCCCAAGGTCTGGCGGTAGCCGGATAGCCGGAAGGCGCCTCGGTCTGGGCCAGACGTGTCACCACGCCCAGAGGCATACGGGTTCCCGTGCCGTACAGGATGGCCTTATCCAGGGCGATGCCGATTGCCTGTCCGATAGCGGACACCAGCTCCGCCGCCAGATCAATGTCGCTGTCCTCCAGCGTTGCATTGCAGACGGCAAAGTAGCCGCCGACCTTCCAGCAGTTGACCTCCACGTCGTTGAACACCAGATCAAGCTCGTTGAGGTTGGCGCAGCAGTCCGTCCAGACCGCTTCGGGGATAGTACCCATAACCACCATACGACCATCGCCGGGAATGGCCCGGACGTTCACATGCCGGTACAGCTTGGAATAGTTGGTGATGTTCTCCCGCAGGACGCCCAGCATCACTTCCGGGATGGTCAGGCCCACATTGGTCAGGGCTCTCTTTTCTTTGATGCATTTGCGGACCTCGGCCAGGTACTCCTTGACGTCCTCACGGGCGAAAAACATCTCCCGCTCCTGGGCCGTTGCGCCAAACATGCGGGCGCGGGTTTCGGGGATTCTCATGTTTTTATCATCCTTTCTCTTATCTTCTACCGGTTCCCGTGCAGGGACCGGATCAGCGGCCGGGGTTTCTTCCTCGGCCTCCAGCTCAGCTTCCAGACCTTCAATCTCACGATTCAGGTCTGCCTTTGCGTTTTCGTGTGCGTCCTTGTCCTGTTCAAACTGGGTCACGGACTCTTCTACCGCGGATCTCGTCTCCTCGTCCGCGTCCTCCGGCATCTCGGCAATCGCTTTTTCCAGCTCCGTTTCGCGGGACTGGAATTCATTGTCTTTGGCCCGGAGTGCATCCAGACGCTTTTTCGCGTCGTCCAGCTGCTTGCGCAGAAGCAGGGCTTTTAGTGCCATTTGCTCAACCTTCCTTTCATCTTTTCCTGCCATGCCTGGTGCCTTTTGGCGCGGATGGACGCCGCTTCCGCAGACCTGGCAGAAATATTTGTCTCCTGATATGCTGGAAATGTACAGGCTGACACCTCGAACAAATCCACCTCCCTGATCGTCCAATGCACGTCCCCGTTTTCCAGGATATCGGTCTCCTCGGCCTCGGGGTGGGGGTAGAAGCCGAAGGAACAGCCGTCCACGTCACCGCGTTTTACACGCTCATACAGGTTCATGGCATCACGGTCGTTCGGATTGACCGTAACCTTCCCCCATAGACCATGCTCATCCTCACGCAGTTCCAGTGTGTGGGCTTTTGTCCTCCCCAGCACCAATGTCGTGTCATGATTGATCAGGGCGCGGATATCTCCGCTCAGTGCCTTTGAAAAAGCACCGGGCGCAACGCTTTCCGTCAGGCCCGGCGCTATTTCGTACAAGGAATTGAAAACGGCGAAATACCCTTCGATCGTGGGATCGCCGCCATCCTCACGGGTTGTAAACTGTGACGGAATGCTCCGTACTTGTCTTATTTCCATTTTTACCTACCTTTCTACTCGGCTGATTGTTCTCTGCGCAGCGGGCAACGCTCCGCCTGGTCTGTATTGGCCCACCAGCCTTTACAGCGTTTGAAATACACGTGGGCACATCGGTTTCCGGTTTTGGTACACTGGATCTTCATGCCTTCCACGTACTTTCCATTGGGACAACTCGGCAGCACCTTCATTCGGTATCACCGCCTTGGATCAGCTTCTTTTGATTGCCGATCATGTCGCTGGGTATGTAGTTTTCCAGGATCCGCAACTCATCCAGGCCGTCCAGCGGCGACATACCGATCCGGTCGCGGACCTCATTGCCGGTGACGATGCCTTTGTCGGAGAGGCCGCCGAAGACCTGGTAGATGGTGTTCAAATCCCAATCCATCAGGGACAAGACGTTGAATTTGACATACCACTTGGGCGACAGAATCAGTTTTTTGGTCAGCTCCTGCTGGATCCCGATTGCAATCGGCCGGATGGTGTTCTGGACAAAGTTGTTCCAGGCGTCTTTGTTGTACTCGCCCACGCCCAGGACAAACGCCGGAATACCCAGAATGGACGCCACCATTCTGCGGTCCAGCTGGATCGTGTCGGTGATCGCCAGATCTGCCAGGGACAGGGGCTTGACCTGCTCCACGGCAAACTGTTCTGCCGGAATGATCCACGGCTCCCCCACGTTGGCCGATTTTGCGTAACTGTTCAGCAGCTTTTCCCGTCCCTCCGGTGTGGCGAATTCGTCGATCAAGGCGTCGACCTTCACGATCAGGCTTGGCTTCCATTTGCTTTTCAGAAAACCTTTTTCCGTGGCGGCCGCCTGCTTGAGGTTATCTGCTACGCCCTGCAGCGACACCGTCATGCCCCTGCCCTTCCACATGTAATACTTGTCCGGATTATGGACAAAATGGAGGACGCGGTCTGGTGCATATGTCCGTCCGTCGATCTGTACGGTGTAATCCCGGAAGCTCCCCGGTGCCGGCTGTAGGCTGATGCGGGAAGCACTGATCGGTTCAAGATCCTGCAGATACCCTTTGCGCGTGCGGGGAAGGACGATGCTGTTTCCGCGACCATACAGCAGCATGTTCATGACGATTGCCTCCACCCACGTTTTCCGCGTCATGTTCGGCATCGGCTCAATGTCCAGCAGGCGGCTCAGCTCGTTGATGATCCGGACGTCGCCCCGCTCCGTGTTGGCCATCAGGTGGATGGTAATGCTGCCCATCAGTCTTGCGATCGCATAGCACCCGGCTACGATTTCCGGACATCGATCCAGGGACGTGTACCCGGGCACGCACAGGGAATCATCGTCACCGACCACGTATGCAATGGCCGGCAGAGCCCCCCTTGTCTGCCGCGTTCTGTTCCACGGCATCAGATTTTTTACTTTCATCGCATCGATCTCCCCATGTCAATTTTCGCCCCACCAGGCTTTTGCTTTTTTCTGCTTCTCGATGTCTTCCATCATTCTGACGCACGCAAAAACGGAGGCGTCGAACAGGTCGATCCTCCGCTTTGGCTGTATCTTTTCATATTGCACGGCGTCATCCGTCTTCTCCACGGCCCGGACGTTCTGGACGCAATACTCGAACGCCTCCGAGTGCAGGTAGTAGAGGCGGCCGTCCTTCGCCGCCTTCTCGATATGCCGGAACCCGTTGGACTTCAGATAGTAGTACTGCGGCTGGTCTACTATGGCGAAGCCGGCCTTCTTCATGGCCGGGAAATACTCCTCGCCCGCGAACTTCCGGTCATGGCCCACCTGCCGGATGCGGAACCCCTTGTCCCGCATCATGGAGAACCAGTTCACCACGTCCGCCACGTTCACGGTCGGACTGTTGCACATTGTCAGCCATCCGTCATCTGCCCAGCCGAACAGAGGAATCTGGTCCTCGTCTGCCTTCTTTACCGCCTGAGTCACCGGGAAAAAGCCGTGAGTGATGATGATGTCCGTGTTCTTATACTGGCCGTACAGTGCCGCAGCTGTGAGGTCGTACATCCGAGAGAGGTCTGCGCCGCCATACCACCGGACTGGCAGCTTCGCCAGCTCGTCGATGGTCCAGCTGTATTTCGTATCGGAGGCCCGGAACTCGTCGATGTTGAACCAGGCCTTCATGGCGTTCGTGAAAACGTTCAGCGACTTCGCGAGGAAGTCCTTCCTCTGCTGCGGGTCATTCTGGGCCTGCAGGGCGTCGTTCAGAATCTCCGCCGGCCGGATGGTGACGCCGTAGTTCGGATTCGCCATCTCGTGGACTTTCGGGCTCGTATAATCAATCTCGCCGTCTTCTCCAGGATTCGCGCAGCAAATAAAAATAAAATACTGCTCATCCGTGACGGTTCCGTCCAGGACCTGCCGGCAGTATTTCAATCTCTGACCCAGGAACCCCTGCTCGTCATCGCCGGCTGTACTGATGCCGATCAGGAGCTTGTTGGTGTACGCCTTCTGGCACTCTTTAAAAAGGTTGTACTGCTTCGGCTGCTTGAAAGCGTGGATCTCGTCACAGATGCAGAGGTTCGCGTTCAGTGAATCCTGGGCATCCGGGTTGGCCGCCAGGGCCCTGATAAAGAAGGACCCGTCCGACAGCTGCGCCGTCATCGAGTGCTCGTTGTTGTTGTCGATGACCTTCACCAGTCCGCCGGGCTTGCCCCCGACCTGTTTCTCGCCCATGCGCTCCACGTTGTAGTCGAGGAAGTTGAAAGTCTCCAGGGACTGCATCAGCGCCGCGCTGGAGACGTAGCACTTCGATCCGGACTTCCGGTACCAGAGGGAGAGCGCCCAGGCCAGCGCCGCGGCAAATCCGGTCTTGCCGTTCTTACGCGGCATAAATATCAGCGCCTCATGAAACCGGACGACCTTTGTGCCCTTCAGGCGGAACCCGATGAGGTTATATATAATAAACTTCTGGAACGGCTGCAGCAGGAACGGCTCACCCCTCAGCGGATGCCCGTCCAGCGCTTCGCCCTGCTGGTGGCAGAGTGTCGACTCGATGACGCCGATGCAGAACTCCGGGCCATCATGGCTCAGCTCGTAGGCCGGGTTCTCCAGGTCTCTGAAAAAGCGCTCCACGGCCTGCCTGGTCTCTCTGCAGGCCAACTTCTTCCCGTCGCGGATGCTCTCCGCGTACTGCAGGACCTCTTTCCAATGCTTATGCGCTGCCAAGGTTGGCCAGCGCCTTCTCGAGGGCGGAGGTCTTCTCCGGCTTCTTCAGCGCTTCCTCGTTCAGTTTCTTCAGGCCTGCGGGAGTGAGACCTAAGTCCCGCCAGTAGGCTAGGGCATCCCGGTTCAGGTCGTTGATCAGCCTGATCAGCGGATGCTGTTCGATGTTCGTGGCGCCGCCCTTGTTGGTATGCTTCACCAGGAGACTGCTGCCGGACTCCTCCCAGAGCTCCTGCGCCGCGTCTCGTTTTGCCAGGATGCCGGCCAGCGTGTCGATGACAGAATCGAAGAACGGCTGATACGTGCCGGCCTTCTTGGAGGCGCCGCGGATTTTAGTTTTCCACGCCTTCTTATCCATCGCTCAGCCTCCTCACAATCTCCTGTTCTCTCTCCGATAGTGCCCAGCGCTGAGCGGCTGCTCGTTCGGCGGCTGCTCGTTCGGCGGCTGCTCGTTCGGCGGCTGCTCGTTCG